ATAATATACATGAATTGGCTCGCGTCTCATCACAACACGCTAAACGAATTGATTTATTATATAAAGATGGTTTAAATATTAGTGCTGCATTATCAAAAGCATTACTTACTGATGAAGGTAAGGATTTGCGAGCTATGGTTGCTCCTTTGCGCACTGTTGTTAATGATTTGGATGAAATGTTAAAATTAATACCAAGACACGTATTAAACGGGGAAGAAACTCGACGAAATAAACCATATTGGTTATATATCTTTGGAGAACCTAGGATAGGAAAATCTGCTTTTTTTCAACCATTATTGGTAAATGAATTGGTTACACGACTTAATTTAACACCTGATTATCAAAATTTATCAACGTATACATATTTTCGACGTTGTGGAAATGAATTTTGGGATGGATATAGTAATCAATTGGTAACATGGTACAATGACATATTTCAAATGAATTCACGTGCTGAAGAAGTAATCCAAACTATTAGTGAATTAACAGATGTTGTTGATGATAACCCATGTATCGTAAATATGGCTCATGTTGATCTGAAAGATCGGGTTTTTTTTGATTCCAAATTAGTCGTTAGTAATGCTCAAAATGATTTACCACAGCAACAATTTTTGGCAAATAATTGTTGGAGTGGTGGGAGACATATATTAGCACGTAGAAATTGTGTAGTTGAATTTTGTTTATCCCCAAATTATACATTAACTGGATCAATTGGTATTGATAAACAGAAACTATACCAAGCCATGAAAGATGATAAAATAGAAAAAATTACAAGTGGAGGAATACAATTAGTACCTATAGATATGTATTACCTACGAATTCGCCATGTTATAACCGGTGCAACTCTACGAACTGTTGATTTGGTGACTGGGTTGAATTTAATTGTCAACGATATGATAAATTATATGTCTGGTCAAGATGATTTTAAAAATAGATTATACGGATTCTTTCGCCAGCGTTTTGATGAACGTGATGGCCAAGGGGTGGTTTTACCACTTAAGAATCAAACTTTTCGAGTTAGTACTGAATGTATAGCTTCTCGAATGCGACCAATTGTAAGAGGTGAAATGCCTACAACACCGAAACGACAAGATGACACCACTAGTGATACACTTAGTGTAACAACCATTCAGGTGGAACCTAGAATATCACCAACTGTACGTGGAAAAGAGTTGTCTCCAAAGAAGAATTTAAAAACACAAGCTGATGATGACTTTCAATCACCAAATGAGAGTACCCCACACAATGAATTAACTCCCGAAGAAGAAAATGAATTTACGCAAAAATGGCTTACGAATCGATCATGTAAATGCGCTGATAGAGCTAAAAGATACTTATCAACATATCCCCAAACGGATAGGCGTTTAAAAGTCGAATTATATTATACTGGTAAACATAAATGTATAAAAGATAATTCTGAAATACTGGAACGTTTAATAATGGAATTTAATACGGATTGGGATGAAAATATTCCGAAAACTCCATGGTATGAAGATATTTATAAAATGGGAATAAGCATTGCTACAAGTTTCGTTCGAAATTTTGTTAATGGTGTACGGGAATGTGCACCTTATATAGCAATAGCTGCTGCTTATGTTATGATAGTTTTAATACTTACATTAGCTGCTACATGGTACGAAAATTGGCTTAAAGACTCAAGAACTGAACGTCACAAAAAGAAAGATATTAAACGACCTAGTGTTACCGCAGAAACAAGTGAATTTACTACACAAAATAAACAACCACGTCTAGTTCGCAAAGCTGCTAGGGCTGAAACTTCAGAGGTAACTCAGAATTTCAAGGCAGCAAAATTGCGTAGACGTGTGATGAAAACTGAAACGTATGATGAACAAAATGTATGTGTAGAACAACGAATAAGATCACATTTTTGCCGTTTAACTTTATATTGTCTAGATAATGATAAGAAAATAGTTTTTCCTCAAGTAGCGAATATGCTTGCGGTAGCTGGAAATGTTTTTGTAACACCAAAACATTATTATTTACGACATCAACAATTAAAAGAATTAGCAAACGAACACGGATATGAATTAAAATATGAATTATTAACACAATCAAATACTACAATCCATATGCCCCTTACAGCCATTTCATGGTTTTTAGATTCGAGTAGCAATTACTCGCAAGATTTGGCTTTTTGTCGGATATCACGGGGTACAGCTTATAAAGATTTAACACGATTCTTTTTACGGGAAAAAGAAAGTGTAAATTTAACAGGTTGTTATTTATATGGATTAAGATCACCTGTAATAAATGGAACAAATTTAATAACTTCTCCTACTATACTACCAGTAAATCAAACATCGATTGAAGACGTGGAATATGATACTGGAGAAGCATCATGTGTGTTCGAAGGTACTACACTCAAAAACATAGAGTTCGTTGGAGTTATGAATTATTTATATTCTAACAACTTAACTGTTAAGGGAGATTGTGGTATGCTTTTGATGCACTCTGATTCTGCAAAAAATTGTCGAAAAATATTGGGTATGCACGTGGCTGGTTCACCGAATACCAGTGAGGGCGTTGCAGCACCAATTTTTGCAGAAGATATTGAAGAAGCTTTACTGTACTTCAATAAAATGGAAAGAATTATAACAACGGAATGCTTTGAAAATATGGATTATACATACGAAAAGAATACATTAACTGATGAATTAAATAACGTTGGAATACAAATAGTTGGCACACTAAAAGATACAATAATACAAGGTGAGAAGGTAAGGGGATATATTAATTTACCTCGTACAACAAATATTAATAAAAGTGTGGTTTTTGATCAAATGCAGGAGGTTTATGGTCCAACGACTTTGATGCCTGCAAAATTAAGACCCTTTAAACAAGAAGGCAATGTATTGTCACCCCTTCTAATAGCACTTAAGAAATACGAAACTCACCCAATGTATATAAATGAAAAAGATTTTATACCGATCCGAGACTCAATTATAGATGCTTTTGAAACAGCTCGAACTTATAATATGATAAATAGAAGAGTTCTAACAGATTTTGAAGCTATTAATGGTTTTGGTAGTATGAAACAAATGGATATGTCAACTAGTGCTGGTTATCCTTACTGTAATCGCTCCCATAATGGAAAACACTTTTGGTTTGAGCGTACTGTTTTGGAAAACGGATCAAGCACATTTACAATGAAAGAATATTTAAAACAACAAGTCCAACATCGACTAGAAAAGGCGGAAAAAGGAGAATGTGCGGAAACGTATTTTATAGACACTCTTAAGGACGAAACACGACCAATTGAAAAGGTTAAGCTTGGAAAGACGCGGGTTTTTCAAATAGGTCCAGTTGATTTAACAATTTTAATGCGACAATATTTTGGAAGTTTTATAGATTTTTGCCATAGCTCTTATATTAAAAACGAGATAGCTGTTGGTTGTAACCCGAATTCATCTGAATGGGTTATGAAATTGAGAAAATTTCAAAAAATTGGTTCGCGCGGCTGGGACGGTGATTTTGAAAATTACGACGCCTCTCTTTGGTCACAAATGGTTGATATGGTATGCGAGGTTATTAATACTTGGTACCACGGAAATGAAAAAGATAATTTAATAAGAAGAGTATTGATGAAGACATTAGTCTTCTCACATCATATAGTAGAGAATTTGGTATTTATGCTATATGGTGGTAATCCTTCTGGAAATGTATTAACCACAATTCTAAATTGCGTCGTCTTTATGATAATGATACGATTATTTTATCGCGAACAGATCAATAAAGATTTGAGTGATTTTTCCTACAATGTTGCAGTTTGGACTTTTGGTGATGACAATTTAACTATCTTTCGAAAACACATCAATAAATCAATGGAAGATGCACGTTTATTCTTTTTAAAATATAATATGAAATATACAAGTGCTGATAAAACTGAAATTAAGAATGAAATGATACTATTAAAAGATATGACTTTTTTAAAACGAAAATGGGTTGAAGTTGAAGATGAAATTATGGCACCGATAGATAAGAAAGTTATTTTGGAAATACCTCGATGGTCTGAAGGTGATGCAAGCAATATGGAGAATCAACTCCAGAGGTTTAATGCTGCGTTACTTGAAATATCGAACTATGGAAAAAGTGAATTTCGGACTATGCGGAATAATTTCATAACTATGATAAGAAAATTGAATGAAACAGGTCTGTTCATACCTATAAATCGCTTATTTACATATGAGCGTTGTTATGATATAAAACGACCAGAATATACAAAATTATCACCATTAAATAATACAGATCTTGATGGCAGTAGTGTAACCGCATATCTACCACATGCTTTATTGTTAGGTGAGAATGACTGACTAAAACAGTTGGCCGGAACAAAATTTAACCTGCTTTTGTTCGTATGGAAACTTACCAAGGTTACAAATACATACAATTCAATAAAATATAATAATTTAACATCTCTGACACAAGAAAAATACGATGATTATATAGCCCTTTTTGGAAATGCTAACATAATTGTTGAGAAAGAGCATAAACATATTGGTTTTTATGATAATTACGAATGGATGCCAACAAAAGATAATAGAAAATTCAAAACACAATCGGCTGAAACGCAAGTAGAACCCTCGGGTGCTACTAGTACAACTATAATTGCTTCGACTCGAATGGAAGATTCACCTGAGGAGGCGATTACTTATGGTAAAATAAGTAACCTACCTCTTGTGGGAAAGAAGTTCTTTTCTGGAGTTAATTATTTAGTTGGAAGACCGTTTCATATAGCAACTATCCCTTGGATTAGTACACAACCGATGGGAACAATATTACATTCAGCAAAAATCCCACTAGTCCTTCAAACAATTAGACAATTTATAAACGTTGCGCAGTTTTATGCATACTTTCGCCCCGAATTGGAATTGGTTATAAAGGTTAACGGTACACCTATGCATTATGGACGTGTGATGGCTGCTTATGGATATCCAATCTCTTTACCGAGTATTGTTCCGTATTTGGAAGCTAATGCTTACGCTTATACGAATCAACCTTGGGTAGCTTTGAGTGCAAACACAGTTCAAACCGCTAATCTAGCAATTCCTTACCTTTCTACCACTGAATATTTACCTACATCAATATTCTCTGATGTTTCGATGCAAACTAATATTTATCAATATGCAGAATTAAAGTTATATGTAGCTGTCCCACTAGCTATTAATGGTGATGGTAATCCTTCGATTGACATATCACTATATATAGTAGTTAAAGATGCTGGATTTTCTGGTTTAAGTGCTGGTTTTCAATATAGTCCAGCCCCACCGGAAGTTGCTAAGCGACAATTCACTGCTGAGATGGCTAGTGCTGCTGTTGTAGCGTCTGCTGTTTTGGAAGTTGGAAGTGAAGCTATAGAAAAAGCCCAATCGGGTGTCTTACTATCTGACATTACATATGATTTATCCTGTTGGTTTGATAAGTTTAAGTCTATAAAATATATTGGTTTACCTGCTCGTGGTATATCCAAAGTTGCTCGTTTAGGCTCAAACCTATTAGCAATGTTAGGATTTAATTCACCTGCAGATGTCTCAAAGAATACACCAATTTATTATCGAAACCAAAGATTATTACAAGCTGATGATATACCTATGTCTATTCCTTTAGCACCAACTCCTAGCCCGTATGTGGTTAAAGATCCAACTTTTATAGGCGCTGCTTTTGATGATTATGATATAACGGCTTACTGTGCCCACTTTATGCTTATGGACACAGTTAAAATACAATCTACAATGAATACGGGAACGATTATAGCAGCTTATCCGATAAGACCGGAAGCCCTTGCATATCGTGAAACATTAGCACATCACGAATTAATTGTTCCTACACGAATGTGTTACTTATCGCGTTTTTTTAATTATTGGCGTGGATCTATAAGAATGCACTTATCTTTTGTAGCTTCTAGATTTCACTCAATGCGTGTAAGAATAACATGGATCATGTCACCACATCTTGACTGGTTTGTGGAAGGAACAACTCACCATAGTGAAGAATTTCTTAACAGCTTTCCATCAATTTTACTTGACATAAATGGCGATTCTGATATAACTTTTACAATACCTTATCACCAACCTACCGAATGGTTAAATGTACCTGATTTACATTATGGCGGATACAATGCTGACTTTCCTGCAGAGAATGGCTTTTTGTTAGTTACTGTGGTTAATGCATTGATATCAAATGATACAACTTCACCACCTGGAATAACAATGCAGACATTTGTCGCAGCTGGTCCTGATTTTCAATTAGCTCAACCATCATTGACAACTGACGATGCTAATGGAATTATATCACGCACAGAAGAAAATATTGCAGCTCGGCGTTTTACAACACAGAGTTATGATGGATTTTCTTCCGATTCTTTGAAACACGCTGATGCTAAACCTTTAGCTCAGTATGGATCTGGTACAACCAATGAAAACTTATATATGTCCACTAATATACGCTCATTAAAACATTTAATGAACATGGGTGGGCCTACTGAAGTTTGGAAATACGGCTCAGATGAATTAATTAAGATAACAATTACTTTACCTTTTGATACGAACTCGTTTCTCTATGATGGCGAAGATGCTTTTAATACACAATTATTGCGAGACAATTATTTATTTAATGTTTTGCCACTAAAAGCATATATGAGAGGGGGCTACAGAGTAATGTTGATTGGTAATACACGTACTCCTGTTAATGCAACGTTGAAATATACGCAAGTTACAAATAGTACTAACAATCACTTTAGAATAACTCATGATTTAGCTACTGATATACTAGATTATTCGAGTGAGGGGGTGCACTTTTGGAAACAATATTTTGATAGTAGTATTCAGGTTGATGTTCCATATTATGGAATTTCGAAAGCTACGGAAACACGAACAACTTTACTACCAGGAACGGAATTATCTAGGACTGTAGCGATTTTGGAATTTCGTTTTCCATACACAGCTAATACACCTTTATCAATTTATGTTTCGGCAGCAGATGATACGATGTTTTCGTATGATTTACCGATGCCTTATATCTATATAGTATCAGAACCACCCCCCCCCCTCCGGCAGCATTACGGAGAAACAAAACAACAAGATCACTTACAAATTCAACATTTCAAACTGGAATAGATGAAGAAGATGAGAGTGAACTCATCCCTGCGCTTCGGGATTTAGCTTTAAACGCTATGCAATAATTGAAGCCTTTATTTGACATATTCCAGTTCACTACCAGTTTTACTGTTAAGTAAGTCCACTCGCTATTAGCGTTGTGATGTGGCTCAATGATTTTTATTATAATAAAAACTTGAT